TCTAATCAAAGCAAACATCAAGTCAGCTGTCGCAGGCAAACCAAAAGATTCACTGGTATCAGTAAGACCAACATCACTGTTATCGTATCCGCCCCTTGTTGTTTGAGTTGCCGTTAATACAGGGATGTTATATTCAACTGCCAAACCACGAAGTTCTTCCGCGATTGACTTAATATATGTATAAGAGTTAACAGATGCTCCCATCCTCATTCTTGCACTTGAACATATATTTAGGTAATCAACAATCAGCAGGTCCGGAGTAAAATCACGCTTCATCTTCAGTTCTTCAATAAGCGCTCGGAAGTGTCCTGAGTGTGCTGCTGCTGTTGGATACTCTTTGATGATCAGTTTGCCTTGAGTCTTACCAGCAATCTTTAATATTCTTTTGTCATACACAGTCCGATCAAGAATCTTCAGTTCGGACAATGGAGTGTTCATCAGATTGGCGTCAATACGTTCCGCAATACGTTCTTCTGCCATCTCCAATGTAATATACAATACGTTGAGTCCCTGCATTAGAGTGGAAGCTGCTACGTGACACATGAATAAAGACTTACCTGCACCTGTTCCAGCCAATACCACATTCAAAGATTTCTTCGATAGACCACCATTTGTGATCTTGTTCATCATCTCAAGATCAAACGCAACCTTCTCTTCTACTCGGTGGTAGAAATCATACCGGCTTTCGGCATCATTGATATAATCGTGACCAACATGCTGATCAAATGACACAGCAAGCGCTGCGGATAGAATACCCGGAATTGATTCTGGAGTTAGCTTTTCGTCCTTGCCTTCGATAATTTTGATACCTTGAAGGATTGCATTATATACTGCTCGGTCTTTACAAAACTGTTCAGTCTTTTGCAACATCCAGTCAAGGTTTGTATTATCAGGATGCAGGGTATCTACAATACGATGAGCTTCTGCAAGCTCTTTGTCGTTAATATCTTTTCGGTTACCTAACTCGATCTTTATGATATCCTGAGTCGGCAACTTATTATATTTTGAGAAGAACGTGACGATTTCATGTACGATCACCTTCTCTAACCTCTCTTGAAAATATTCAGAAGCAACGAAAGGAGCTACCTTGCGAGTGAACTCCTCATTGTGAATTAAGCATGCTAATATTTTTTGTTCAATTCGCATCTATTCCCCCAGTATAGGTAATGCTGTTTCCCAGCACCCCTTCATCAATTAGTTCTGTAAGAATTGGGCCAATGTATTGAATGAAGGCATTGTCTAAACGAGACCCATCATCTATTTCATATTCAAATTTAACTCGAAGTACAGTGTCTTCGTCGATCAATTGAACCTTTCCATACCGATACATTACACCTACGTATGGACCTTCAATCAACTTTATCCATTGGCCATCAATGACCTGATATGGTTTTAGCTCATCACTCAACATCATCGATCTCCGCTAGCTCTACATCAATGGATTCATCTGACATAAGCGCACCAGCGCTAATCTGGTAGTTGTTCTTGACCCAAATCTGGAAAGCCTTATCAGACAGCACTGGCATCCAAAACTCTTTACAATTAGTATCTACCATTTTCCACTTCTTAGCTTCAACTTCACCTGTTGTGGAATTAACTCGATTATATGAAACGTTACTTGTTTTGACAACTAGCTTAGCTTCCATGGCCATATCAAGCAATCCAGACCACGTTGATAAACCACCATCAAACTTAACAGTGATGGGGATCTTTGACTTTTCGCGAACGTAGCGAGACTTCTCAACGTTGATGATGAAGTTGTACCCCATCAACTCAGTACCTTCTTTATCTTGTTGACGGCCGATAATGAATATGTTATCGGCCGAGTAGTACGAACCTGTACCGCCACCAACGACATCTTTAGAGTACAATTCCATCGTCTTGTATGTGTGGTTGACAACAACCATTGGAATGTTCTTCATTGTCAGGTGAGGGGTTACCATTCGAAACAACGACTTGATTTGCTTCGCACGACTCATGTCACCAACAGACTTACCTTCCATAGCATCCTCAACTTCTTTCTTAGAAGCTAAGTTGCCGATTGAGTCAACTAGGATGATCACACGATCATCACGTTTCAGACCCTCTTTACCATCAAGCTGTTGCATGATGTCGAACTTCAATTGCTCTACATCTGTAATTGGAGTGTGGATGATTCGTTTAGTATCAATCCCCAACGAATTAAAGTATGAAATAGGAGTCCCAAACTCAGAGTCATAGAACAGCATCACAGCTTCTGGATACTTGTCCATGTAGCTCTTTGCCATGATCAGGCTGAACATAGTCTTAAAGTGTTTTGATGGGCCTGCCCACATTGTCAATCCTGGAGTCATCCCACCATCCAAACGTCCACTCAAAGCAATATTGATTGCTGGGACAGCTGTTGGAATCATGTCTTTTTTCTGAAAGAACTTGGACTCTGCAAGTATTGCCGACTCCTTAATGGTGGAGTTCTTTTTAATTCGTTCTAATAGTGCGTTCATAATTTTCCTTATGTGAAAAAGTCTTCAAGGGTTGATTTTTGTTGCGTTGACCAGTTGAGGGAGTCCAGAATGTTTTGGACTGCATCTTCAAACGTCTTACTATACATCTTACTATAATCTACATATTCTGTCAACTCTAATTCAGGCGGTAACTTGGTCATAAATGCAATACAATCTTGATGTATTGGGTTTGGAGTCTTCAAATATATGAACTTGATCTTATCACCGTTTTGAATAAGAGGATACTTGTTGGTCAGCTTCTTATCCTTCAAGTGGTAGTTGTACAATAGAGCACCACGGACGTGGATAGGAGTTGCTTTGGTAAAAATAGTGTTTGGGTTTTGATAATTTTCCAACTTAACTGCAACTCCCCTTGGGAAGGCAATCTCCTCAGGAGTCAGACTATCAAAATCTATTCGGAAGTCAGCAATGTACTTCTGAACCTCTAACTCGGTTCCGTGAAGGATAGTAGTCAATGAGTCGCGCATCTTTTGCCTAATCACTGCTGGAGTGCTTGACTTAACCATGTGCAGACCCATGACCTTGATCTTAGGTACAGCGTACTGGACACCTTCGCTGTTGTGGACGTTCATAATATAACGCTTCTTACTTACGCTGATCATAACGTCGACTAAGTTCTCACGTTTCATGACCATCTTCTGTTCATAAGCGTTCATATAGTCAGCCAACTCCTGATATGATTTATCGAGGAACGGTTGAATTACAGATTCTGCAATCTTATCCATATACTTGATTTTTTCTTCGGTAGTCTTGCCGTGACAAACCTTTTCGATCAGATCTTCCAGTGTCAGCACAACAGAGTCAGTATCAATCAAAACGATGCGGTCGGCACCAGATGTCTTCATAGTTTTGTTAAACAGATCATTCAGCTTGTTTGCAATCCACCGAATTGATAGCTGCCCCGAAAGAGTAATCCCCTCTGCAATCCTAATATCAAAGTACCGAAAGTAAGCATTACCACAAGCACCATAAGCGCTGTTCAATAAAATCTTCATCGCCATCTGTAGGTTATCGAGACGGCTGATTTCTTTCTTCAACTTAACATCACCAGTTCTCTCAAACTCCTGCTTTACCTTAATCATCTGCTTCTTATAGATCACACGAAGATTATAGTATCGCTGCATTTGAGTTGGAAGCAGTCCGCGTTTGTCTTTCGTGAAGCACCAACCATTAGCTGCCATTGAATAATCTTTCGTAATCAGCTCTTGGAGGTCAATAGATTTAGTCAATAGCGTATCAACAGATACTTTTAATTGAGTATCTGAAATAGTTTCAGGGCTCATGTTATATTGCATGATCAAGTGAGGATAAAGCGAGTTTAAGTCGAAACTTATACACCACTTATGTTTACCTTTCAAAGGATCCTTAACGTAGGCTCCCTCAAAATGGCTATCCTTAGAACTCTTCTCGTTATGAGGAATCACGATCTTCTGATCATTAAGATAATTGTATATGATCACATCCCAAGTCTTAACAGGGCCAAATACATCCTCATAGTTGACCTTTGCTGCATATGCAATAGTCAAAGCCAAATCCATCAACTTCATCTTATCATCAAGACGGTCAACTAGCTCAACGTCGCGGATGTTATATCGTACGAAGGTATCCCAATGCTTTGTATAGAAATCTTTAAACGTGTCACCTGGATTTTCCAGTTTACGTTCTCCGAGCTCAATATAAGCGATGTGATCTAGTTTATACGATAATCAAGATCAGCGATGCCTGCAATTGAAACCTTTTTCTTAGTTTGATCATGTGTACCAAATTGCCGAACGTCGACAGGTCGGACTTGCCCCCAAGGACTTAGTTTACGAGCAAGAGGTTCACCAAGTATTTTAATCATACGGAAGTACATATACGGCAAGTCAAAGAATCGACTGTTCCATCCAGTTATTACATCAGGATAATTCTGCTGCCACCACACGATGAAATCTGTAAGCATTCCCTTTTCAGTATTAAAACAACGATACTCTACATGATCGAGATCATTATCGAATTTATATAATCCCCACGTGATCATCTTTTTGTGTTGGGTATCTTTGATAGTGATCAATTGGATTACTTCTCGAGCTTCCTCCGGAATTGGGAAACCGTATTCAGTTTCAGTTTCAATGTCGATTGTGAATACAGCCACACTTTGAAGATTGGCTATAATCTCGCCATGATAATTCTCGGCGATATATTGATATGGATGACCTGGAGACTGAAAGACGTTAAACCCTGAAACGTCTTTGTACGTTTCAAGGAAAGTTTTGCATTCTAGAATCCCACCTGGTTGAATTGGATAAACGATTTGACCGTCAAGTGTATGCCACTCTTCAGTCACTCCTTTTGGTTTTCCCTGCATCCAAAGCGTTGGGCTGAAGTCAACTTTCTGGTTGAACCTCTGCCCGTTTTCTACACCTCTGACATACAATGAATTACCACGTTGATACACATTTGTGTATAATGACATATTACCCCTCAATTTTTAAATAATGGCGAATCAATTTATCAGTGATCATGGCTGGAACACTATGCCATGGCAGCTCAAGTTCAAATGGACAACCATTAGACCACTTGTTGCTAATCACAAACTT